CGGACTAACGCATGACCAGCTAGACGGTATGTTGTATTTTAATCGCGTGAACTTGTCGATTACTGTTGACGCATAACCCTGCAATAAGCGGCTAGTCCGCTTGATTGCGTTGTTATGCGGCATTTTTAATAGGAGGATATATGAAACTATATTTAATCTCGCAAGACAGGATAAGCGGTTACGACACTTATGACTCCGCTGTAGTTGCGGCGAAAGACGAGGCGGACGCTAGAACAATTCACCCGTCTAGGTTTGTAACCCATCATAAAAATGGGAAGTGGATGGGGACATATTCAGGCGGGAAGAATATAGGCGGCGAGTATGACAATGATTGTTCGAGCTGGGTGAGCTTTTCAGATATTGACTCTATATCTGTAGAGTACCTTGGGATTACAAAAAAAGAGCGTGGCGTGGTATGCGCCTCGTTTAACGCGGGATGACGCATAACACTTTTATTATATGAGCGCGTTCGCTATTTTCCCTATACACGCGAACGGATTAACAGGAGAGAGTTTATGGAACAAGCTAAACGTGATAAGTGTAATGAAGTTTTGGGTTTAATGCAGGACTACGAAGTTAGCATCAAGGATCTATCTAGCATTCTCGGGGAGTTTTCTTTAGATGGCGGGCTTACAGAAGTTCAGCAAAAAATAAAAGGGTTTCTGTACGCCGACCCGAAAATTATAGAGCCGGATAAGTGAGCAAGGCCACATACGTACACCTCACAGTACAAGTACCCCCAGCTACTATGCTTCAATGAACTACACCACAAACGAGAGGCACTACCCCATGAAATCACCCACAGAAATTACCCGCCAAGAACTTGACCAGGTTGTACTGGACTGGAGAGCTGCACGCGCCGAGCGCCTTGAACTGCAGAAGATGGTCGATAAGGTCGAGGCACTGGAGACTACGCTCAAACAACTGATCATTGACGCCATGACCGAGCAAAAGTTCGAGGGCGTTATCGTCGGCGGTCGCAGCACCAGCGTCACCGAAAAAACTATCCCCATCTGTGAGGACCGCGCTGCGTTCGAGGCGTACATCTACGAGCATAAGGCGCTTGATCTCCTACAGTTCCGCGTAGCCACCAAGGCCGTCGAGCTGCGGCAGGCTGACGGTATCGCGGTACCTGGCATCGGCAGCATGACCCAGTACGCGATCTCGGACAAAAAACTATGAGCCGCGTCGTGATATTATTACTAACCCTGTGCGCCGCAGTACCCGTGCAGGCCGTACTACCCCGGTACGATCAGGTCTGCTTCCAGGACTGTATGAATGCCGGATCTACCCCGCAATACTGCGTACATAAATGTAACTACTGAGGTAATGAGTTATGAGTAACGAGATCGTAAATTACAATGACCAACTGGCAGCACTGGCTAAACGTGCAGTCGAAGTCGAACGCCCACAGGGCAGCACCATCGGCCTACGCGCTGGGCAGCTGACCTACCAAGGCACCGCAGTACCTGGTAACAAGCTGGACTGCATCATTATCGCCAGCAGTTTTGCCAACCTCTATTACGAGGGTAAGTACGACCCTGATAACCTGTCCAATCCCAGCTGCTACGCCTACGCGGAGGCCGAGGGTGATCTGGCACCGCACCCCGACGCAGCCAAGCCGCAGCACGAGACTTGTAAGGGCTGCCCGCAGAATGAGTTCGGTAGCGCGGATAGTGGTCGAGGTAAGGCGTGCAAAAACTCCCGGCACTTGGTACTTATCCCTGCCAGCACCACGGTGGAGGATGTTGCATCTGCCGAGATGGCAGTGCTAAAACTCCCTGTCACCAGTGTTAAAAATTTCTCCCAGTACGTGCAGAAGTGCAACACGCTGTACTCGCGCCCTCCGCTGGGTGTCATCACCACCATCACCACGGCGCCAGATCCCAAGTCGCAGTTCAAGGTGTTGTTCCAGTCAGGTGAGCTGGTAGATGGCGCCATGGTCGGGCCATTACTGGGTAAGATCACCGAAGCACTCCAGCTGGTCGAGCGTGTGTACGACGCACCACAGGACGCCCCACCTGCCGCTGAGGGCAAGAAGAAAAAATACTGAGGGTTGTCTCATGGGTAAGAAAAAGAAAGGCGGCGGTAAAGGCTGCTGAGAACATACCGGGCCTGCTTCTGAGGGGTCGTAGGCTCGGTATCCACCACAAGCGAGAGACGAGATGCTAACACTTGATATTGAGACAACTGCCATCGAGCAGTTCAAGCCCCTGCTCCCCAAGCCCGTGGGCATTGCGATCCGCTGGGAGACTGGTGAGTCCGAGTACCTGAGCTTCGGCCACCCCAGCGGCAATAACTCCAGCTGGTACGACGCTGAGGTATTGCTGCGGCACATCTGGCACCGCGAGATGCTGACCCATAACGGCACGACGTTCGACATCCCTGTGCTACAGCATTGGTTTGACCTACCGCCACGTGACCCGCTGCTGACCCACGATACCCTGTACTTGGCGTACCTCAATAACCCCCACGCAGTGAGCTTATCACTCAAGGATCTGGCACATGACTTATGCGGCATGGCACCAACCGAGCAGCGCGACCTGCAGGACTGGATACTCGCAAATACTAGCTGTAAGAGCCGCGCACGAGCAGGTGGCTTTATCAGTGAGGCCCCTGCCGAGCTTGTCGCTCCCTACGCGATCGGTGACGTGGAGAGAACCTGGGCGGTGTGGGAGAATCTGCGGGGGTTGGTCTTGCCCAAGATGCAAGGCGCTTACGACCGCGAGCGCAGACTAGCCCCGATCCTTGTGGGGATGCGTAATCAGGGTGTGCGACTAGATGTAAAAAAACTACAGGCTGATGCGGCTGACGCTGAGACTGAGCTGGAGGCATTAGATGCGAAAATCCGGGACGTACTACACACGCCAGAGCTTAACATCGACTCGGACGCGGAGGTCGTCACGGCTCTGCAGTCCCAAGGTTTTACTGGGTTTGAGAAGACGGCTACAGGTAAGGACTCAGCGGCTAAGGGTAGCCTGGATGCCGCGCTGGAGTCGGACCCCGCCCTCCGCGCCGTTCTCGCTCGCCGTTCGGAGTTATCAACCCTTCTCTCGACTTTTATGCGCCCGTGGCTCGACCAAGCTGGGGATACCGGCAGGATATACCCCGCGTATAACGCGGTACGCAACCCTGACGGGTTCGGCACTCGCACCGGGCGTCTAAGCTCTAGCCAGCCCAACCTCCAGAATGTACCTCCTGTGATGCGACAGTACGTGCTGCCTGAGCTGGGGCATGACTGGGTGACTGGGGATTTCAAGTCACAGGAACCACGGCTCGCTGCGCACTTCGAGGACGGCGTGCTGCTGGAGGCTTTCCAGAAAGACCCTGAGCTGGACCAGTACCTCTGGATCGCCGAGATTGCTGGGGTCACACGTAAACAGGCCAAGACCATTTTTCTCGGGCTGCTGTACAGCATGGGTGTGATTAAATTGGCGGCACAGCTGGGCATAGGTGAGGGCGAGGCTAACCTGCTACGTGAGAAGATCAGGGCGGCATTGCCAGGTATCATGACGCTTAACCGTGAGGTGATCGGGGCGTTCAAGCGTGGGCAGAGCATCACCACGCTGGGGGGTAGGGTGTATCATTGTGAGCCGAGTAAGGATGGCCGCAGCTTCGAGTACAAGGCGCTGAATGTTTTAATTCAAGGTAGCGCGGCAGATCAGGCTAAGGAGGCGCTGATCTACGTGCAGGGTAAACTGCTGCGTGGTGAGCGTATCGTTGGCATGGTTCACGATGAAGCGTCAGTCAGCTGCAGGCCTGGGCGTACTAAGGCCGTGATGCAGATACTACGGGACGCTGCACTGGCGCTGCCATGCGATACCCCTATGCTCATGGACTGCGGGGAAGGTTCTACGTGGGGAGCTGCGAAATGAGGGTGCTTAACTTATACGCCGGGCTCGGTGGCAATCGTAAACTATGGGCGGATTGCCAAGTTACTGCTGTGGAGCAGGCCCCCAAAATAGCTACTGTGTACCAGCGCCTTAACCCATTAGACACCGTGGTTATCGGGGACGCACACCAGTACCTACTAGATCACTACTCTGAGTTTGATTTTATATGGTCCAGCCCGCCATGCCAATCACACAGCAAAATGATTAGGTCTGGCAGGAACCGAGTACCTAGATACCCAGATATGGCGTTATACGAGGAGATCCTGCTGCTGCAGCATAACTTCCAAGGCAATTGGGTCGTGGAGAATGTGGTGCCATACTATGAGCCCCTGATCCCCGCAACTAAGCTGGGGCGGCACCTATTCTGGAGTAACTTCCATATCCCCCCGATGCAAGAAATCCCAGAGTTCAAAAATTTTATCAACAGGCAAAATCTTGAGGCTAAGGAGAATCTTATGGACTGGCTAGGCATTCACTACCCAGAGAATATCTATTACGGCACTAATCACTGCCCAACCCAGATACTGCGTAATTGTGTACATCCATCTATGGGGCTCCACGTATACGAGGCCGCACTATGACCCGACCATGCAGCCCTAAGCCCAACCCGCTACCCGACCAAGTGGCTGAGTTCTTAGCACGTGGAGGTAAGATCGACCACCGCCAGCCGGGTGAGAGTGGCCTCGACCCTAAGTTCCACACCACACTGACCGCAGCGCAGAGAGCCAAGCTGGAGAAGGTTAAATGAGTTACGACAAGCCAATTTCGTACAGCGGTAAAAAACTATTCAAGCAATGCCCGAAGCGGTGGCACAACACCTACGTGCTGGGTCAGCGTGAGCCAAGCGGCCCAGCAGCCGAGCGTGGCACCCGGTTGCATGAGAAACTGGAGAAGTTCTTTATCGAGCCGCACCGTGGGTACCCCAAGGATGACAAGGTGCTGGCGCCGTGGAGGCGCGTGATGGAGGCGCTGACGTTGTACAGCCCCACCCCAGAGGCTAACCTCGCCGTGGATAAGGACTGGTCGCCGGTAGCGTATGATGATCCAGCTGCATTCTACCGAGGAAAGGCAGATCTTATGTTTACCACGTGTGGAGAGCTGCACATCCACGATTTTAAGTCTGGTCGTAAGTACCCTGAGCACGAGGAGCAGGGTCTGAGCTACGTGGCCCTGTCTGCGGAGTATCCCCGTATGCACACTTGTTTCACATACCTTGATCACCCGCTGGATATGCTGGAGTTCACCTACACACCCACTCAGCGCGAGGATCACATCGCGGGGCTGATAAACGAAATAAACGAAATACGCGCTACGACTGAGTTCCTACCCAAGGCCAACGATGGGTGCAAGTGGTGCCCGTTATCGTGGCGCAAGGGGGGAGATTGTCATGCCGCGCCTTGAGTCTGCGCTGGAGAAGGCCATCAAGGTCAAGGTGCTTGAATGGGCCGAGGCGCAGGACATTAGTGTGCTGTACCTCAAGTTCACCCCTGCAGGCATCGTTGGCTACCCGGATCGTATTGTGCTGATCGAGGGGGGCGGTGCGTTCTTCGTGGAGGTGAAGCAGAAGGGTAAGAAGCCTGGCAGGTTGCAGGCGCATATACATGAGATCCTGCGGTACATGGGGTTCACAGTTCTAGTAGTTGATGAGGTGCAGAGTGGTGTGGAGCAAATTACGCGAGAAATTCTCACCAAGGCCGGAGCAGCACCGGGGAATTGAGCTGATCCTGCGGGGTGAGGGGGCGAGAATTCTGCTCCACCCTGGAAAAGGTAAGACCGCCACGGTACTTAAAGCGTTCTGCATACTTAAAGCCGCTGGGCACGTAGACAAGCTGGTTGTATTCGCGCCCTTGCGAGTTATTACCACCAGCTGGCCTGCGCAGCTGTCCTACTGGGAGGATTTTGCGCACCTCAGTTATACTGTCGTCCACGGAGATCGGCGGGCACGGATGCTCGAAGACGTGGATGTCTACCTCGTAAATTACGAGGGGCTATTGTCAAAAGAGTGGGTGCCGGGTGGGGCGCACATCACAGAGTTCTTAGCGCGTGGCCGGTATATGCTCGCGTGTGATGAATCAACCAAGCTGAAAAACTCAGCCAGCCGCCGGTTCAAAAACCTTAAAAAGCTGCTGCACCACTTCTGGCCCCGCGTCATCATGACAGGTACCCCCAAGCCTAACCACCTGGAGGACTTGTTCGCGCAGTGCTATATCACCGACCGTGGTGCGGATCTCGGGCAGTATGTTACGGCGTTTAGGTCCCAGTACATGATGCGCCACCCCAGCGGGTTCGGCTACGCCCCCCAGCCCGGCGCTGCGGAGAGGCTTGCCAGCAAGATCGCGCCCACCACCCTGCAGCTGGAGTACGAGGAGGCGGTGCCGAGTCAGGTCATCCCGATCTGGGTGCCTATGCCCGCCAGCGTCAAACCATTCTACGACGAGCTGAAAAAAGAAATGCTTTCCACGCTGGGGGACGATATTATCATGGCGCCCAACGCGGGGGTATTGTTCAATAAGCTCCGTCAAGTCTGCCAGGGCGCACTTTACACTGCAGAGAACGTGTGGCAGGTGCTGCATGACGCCAAGCTCGACGCGCTGGAGAACATTATCTCCGAGCTGGATGGTGAGCCTGTGCTGGTGATGTACCAGTACAAGCATGATCTTGCCCGCATACAGGAGCGTCTGGGGTATGAGGTGCCGCACATAGGCAGTGGTGTCAGCGCCACGCAGGGTGCGGCATGGTGTAAACAATTCTCTGCGGGTGACATCCCCGTGCTACTGGGCCACCCGCAAAGTATTGCGCACGGGGTCGATGGGCTGCAGCAGTCGTGCAGTAACGTGGTGTGGTTCGGGCTTGATCAGAGCTGGGAGAACACCTATCAAGGCAACCTGCGCGTAGTGCGTAGCGGCAGCAAGGCCGAGCAGGTGTATATCTACCAGATCATGGTGGAGTGTGCCACGGAGCGTAGTGTGTTGCGCAACGTGAGTGGGAAGCAAATTAGTGAGGCTGAGTTTTGCAGGTTGCTGCGAGAGGAGTTGGTGAGTGAATAATTGCCCGTCATGCTGCGCTGCAGACTTGGTGCAGGTGTATAACGCTGCGCGTCAGATCACGGTGGGGTGGTATTGCCCAGGGTGCCACTACTTTGACCGCGCCATCGGACGGGAGCGCCTACTAGGTATATCTCCGCATGACAACAGCACTAAACAGGGGTACTGTGAAGTTGTACCAAAAAATCACACCACAGGAGAATTACCATGAAGAAATTATTTTGGATCGGCGTGGCGCTACAAGTCGTTATCCCCACACTCAGCTGGCAGCTGCGAGACGCATGGTTGGACATCCCCGCCATTCTGTACCTACATACCTACCTCCCGGTATTCGGGGTGGGTATCATGCTATGCAGTAAGCGGTGGGAGCTGTGCTCCGCTTGGTTCTTGGCACTCAGTTTATCCAGTAATCACTTTCTCTTACTGGGAGTGCCACAACATACCGTCGCAATGGTATTACTAGCCTTGGCTACGCTGTCGGCTGTTCTTGCGCTGCTGCGGCTTCCTGCGCCTGACGCATAGCAATGTACTGGTCCAAGGTCATGTCTGCGGGGATGGCGCCCGTAGCCTTGGCCTCCTCATAGTCCAGCTTATAGTTGCGTACTTGTCCAGCGGTAGGGTCTACTTGCGAGGCAACCATTGCCCTAATATCTTCTCTATCATCAAACATCTGCGAAGTCCTCTGGATTATGGGGTCTGTAAGTCATCATACCACCCACGCTGGAGGATGGTGGTTATAGCGTTGGGATTACTAACCGTAGTTAGTACCCCGCTTGTGGCAGAGAGTCTAGCATCTATCTCCCCACTACCGCTATTACACATTGTAAAATTAGTAGCCGAGGGCGCCCCAGTTTGCGTACCAATGAGCGCGAACCGGCCGCCAGTCAGATCCATCCGAACACCCAACCTAGCCAGCGTATTCGGAGGGAGACTACTGCACACCGTGATGCCATTCTCCACAATAGTAGCTGGAGTGCGATCATACCGCTGGTAGGTATTTAATGCTGCAGTGACAAACTGCATGAACGAGTTGGCTGCCCCCGTCATCTGCACCCAACCGATCCTGCGGTACTTGGTGAAGCCAGCGCCTGCAGCTGCGGCCAGTAAGTTGGTAGCCGTAGCGTTATCGTCGTAACCTGCATCGCACGTACCGTCAGGTTTCATGATAACGAACATCCGATACCATGCGTTCGCCACAGGTGCGCCTGGGAAGCCACGTGCTCCTGTCGGAGCTGCAAGTGTTCCGGCACCCTGTGCCCACGCCTGATCTGCACGCTTGTATATGGTGACAGCAGATATACCAGTTAGGGTGTTATCTGCACTAGAGATCGTACCGGGGGAGATAGCTGCTCCGAACAGCCCTGCCAGCGGCACAGAGTTGGTGTCTAGCTTAAATCCACTGATCAGCCCAGGTACCGGAGCGCCCATAGTAGCCCACGCGGTACCTGCATCCACAGCATACTCAGGAACACCCAGTGTGGTATTGAACCGGATACTGCCTTGTGTCTGCGGGGATGGGCGTTGGGCAGTTGTACCTGCCGGGATTACGGCCGCGCCCGTAGTACCGAGTCCGTAAGACCCCTCTACCAAGACCTTGGTAGTAGGCCCCGCAGCTGGAACAGTCACCTGGATGTCACGTGTCACCACGTTGCCGGGCACAGGGCCGTCTTTAATAAACTTACCTGTCGCCCCGTTGTATATAGCCATGCCGTTCGCAGTGGCTGTGGCGGGGCCAGTTACGTTACCCACTCCCACCCCACCGATGGTTGAGTTGCCCGGCAACGCCCACGCTCCAGTAGTCGTATTTATCGCCACGGCGCTGACGGCGTTACCTGTCGCTGGATTATACGCAATCAGGTTGACGTTACCTGCGGGGTTATCTGCCTGAATTGCGAACCAGCGGAAGGCTCCGTTATTGATCAGGAACTCCGCGTCTCCACCAGCAGGTGTCACCTGCAACGTCAGTGTGGGGGTGGTACCCTCTACTGTTGCAGAGTTGGCGAACACCGGGGCGGTGGCCGAGCTTACCGGCACCCACGTGCTCTGGAAGCGTCCGTAGGTGAACGTATCATTGGGCGCATCTGCCAGCGAGTTTGAAGACCCGAACAGGTACTGCCTGCTAGAGCCGCTGAAAAAGGCAAAGTTTACGTTCGGCGTGGAGAAGTTGGTCATCCCCCCAGTGAACAGTATGGCGGCAATAAACACCCCGGTTGCCAAGTACGATGGCGGCTGGAAGTTGCTGCTATCCAGCATATAGTGGCCCACAGCTGTGGTGTAGGTGGCGTACTTCTGCTGGCCGTAGACCATGAAATACTTACCATCTAGCAGGTACAGTCTGTGGATCGCGCACTCAGGGCCAGTGACTGGCGCCAGTGTGCCTGCGCCATTCGGATCGTACTGTGCGGTATCCACCAGCGTGGTGACGTTGGACTTAACATTAGCGCCACGCACTGGGATAAACGAGATGTCCGTGCCCGCAGCTACTTGCAGCACGTTGGGGCTATAGATATTGGCGTTACTGGCACCCGGCAGGAGGATAGTACCTGCTGCGATGTCCAGCGTCAGGTTAGCTGCGTCACCAGTGAGCTTACCACCTGTGACCAGTGTGTTCGTCACCAGCGAGATAGCATCCCGCATCAGGTAGCCGTCGTCACCGAGGATGGCAGGTCGCTGCACCAGAGCTGTCAGTGTCACCCCGTCTGTATGTTCCACGGTGCAGATGTAGACGTAGTTTCTCATCTGCTCAGGTGTGATCACGTTAGGCTGCAGGAATACAGTCCCCACACCGGCACTCTGCCCCATCAGGACGTGCGTGCACCATCCAGCACCCATTGTAGTGATGGGGGCAGTTATTTCCGGCCATGAAAATCTTATGTTAGGGTTGGTCACGGAGGGCTGCCCCGGCGCGACGATAACGCCACTGCCTGCAGGGATAACCACGCTAGTCCCAGATATAATAGGTGCGGGGTACGCGCCCGTAGGGTCAGGTCTAGCCCACCCAGATACCGAGTCCTGAGCCTCAGTTCTAGCGGTAGAGGTCGCCGTGGAGGAGATCAGGATAAACTTTGTGCCGTCGTAGTACGCGACATAGTAATTGCCCGCCAGCAGATCCCCACCGATCAGAGGCGACTCAGCGGCTGTGACAATAGATCTGCTGCCCACGTAGGACACATCCATCGTCATCGGGCCAGTATTTGTTACCGGCTGGAACCAACCGACGATGGTACCTGGCGAGTAATTAGCTGGTGTGCCACCACCCCAACCGACGAGGGTGCCCGTAATGTTATTAGTTGCAGTTGGTGGTACGTTCGCCAACTGACTGACGTTACCATCCTGCGCGTACCCCAGCGTGAGGTACTGGTTACGTGCGGTGGCGTCACTCACACCAGTATGGTGGTAGCCATTCATGGGAAGATTATTGATCGGGTTGGTCTGCCCATCTGCTGCGATACTGCCCGTCAGAGCCGCTGCGATCTCGGACATCGTGGTATTCGCCCAGTCAGCCTCAATGATCGTGCCTGGAGTGACTGGATTACCTGCTGGCAACAAAAAAGTGCCTGACCCGTTGCGGCTAATACGACTACCCTCCTTCCATTACAGCACCTTTTATGCTAGGCTGTAACTTCACTAATAGTTATGGATCTAAAGATGCCGTTCAAGAACCCGCACCCGCTTTACGCAACATGGCAAGCTATGTTACGCCGCTGTGACAGCCCTAATAACCCAGCGTACCACAGGTATGGGGGCCGTGGAATCACCGTCTGCACAGCTTGGAAGACCAGTTTCGCACAATTCTTATCCGACATGGGTGCCCGCCCGCCCGGCCTGACACTGGAGCGCGTGGACAATGATTTAGGGTACACCCCTGAGAACTGTAAGTGGGCATCCCGAAAAGAACAGTCTCGCAATAGAGCCTGCAGCATAGTGCATATTGTGGATGGTGTAGAGGTCAATATAGCTGATACCGCTAAGGCGCTGGGCTTCAAACACGACACCATCGCGGAGAGAATACGGAAGGGGCTTACCCTTGCTGAAGTCATGCACCCAACAAAGGTGGTCAATACTACAGGGTTCGCGCTTGGTGGCCCCGCCAATGGTGCCAGGCAGCGTGCTAAGACCCACTGCCCACAAGGCCACGAATACTCCCCCGAGAATACCGGGCTACGTGGAGCTTGGAGGTACTGCAAGACCTGCAAGCGCGACAGAACCCGTGCAGCCAAGAAAGCCATCAATAAGTCTCCTGTGGAGTAATCGCAGGTGCCGAGTATATATTAGTCCCGCGCAGTAATGCGGCGACTGTCTTGCGCACGCGCTCTTTTTCAGCCTGTTTAGCTGCTGCTGCGACCACAGGCAGCCCTAAGTTTAATAGTGGCCCAACACCAAGCCCCGAGCCTGCAGCTAGTAGTGCAGCCTGTGTGCCCGCCATAGTGGCATACTCTGACTTCTCAGGTGTAAATTTAGGTAGTGGTGCCCGATCTGGGGATGCTACTGAGCGCGGTACCCGCTGAGTCTCGGGCAGCCCACGCAGCGCGGCGTACAACTGCTCGCGGGTAGGCTGGTGCCCAGTGCCGAGGTCCAGTCTACGCTGCACAGCGCCCAGATCCCAACCACCGGCTACAGGGTCTACCCCAACTTTCTGCAAATTACTGCCCAGCGCGTATTGTGCGCGTCCTGTAGCCACCGCATCAGCCAGCTCCTCTGGAATGTTAGCCTCAAAACGAGCGTCTAACGCCTCTAAAATGTTACGCAACTGCGCCCTGTGCGTGCTGTCGTTGGCGGTACGGATGTCGGAGGTAAGCTCGGAGCGAATATCCTTGTAGAGATTGCCCGGCATAATGCCTGCATCCCCGCCAGCGTCGGCAATTCTCTGCGCGTACCCAGCCAGGTTGGCGCGGGAGTCTCGCCCAAGTCCCCGAGTAGCTGCGCCCGCCTGCGCAACACCCACCACCGGCGCAACATCCACCTGTATGGGGGTAATTAGGTCTCCATACTGCCGACCCTGCTCGGACTTCATAACGTCCAGCTCGACCTTAGTGCCTGGCGCACGGGGCCAGCCTGCTGACGTAGCCAGCTGCTCACGGGCAGTCTGCTCCTGTGCAGCACGTTGTGCGTTATTTGCAGTCACTGCAGCAGTCTCATCGGCCAGTGCTTGCGCGTCCAACTGACGATTACTTTCCCGTACTGCGGCCACCTCGGCGTCGTTTTCAGCCCTACCCGCCACGTTACGTGCGTTCAGGCGACGATGGTACAGCAGTGGGGTGTAATCCAGAACCTTGTCGGCCACGGACTGCATCGGCCTGCTACGGAGAGTAGCGCCGAGAGTAGGGATTACCGCCCCAAGTCCTGCGCCCACTTTAACATTTCGCTCGCGGGACTCCCCCGGTGCAGTAGGTGTCAATGCCCCGAACCCGCCACCGATCGCGCCCTCACCCAGTAGTGCGGTGACTAATTTAGCTCCTGCAGGTGCTGCTGCTACGGTCTTGGTGACGCCTACCCCCGGAACAATAGATAGCCCGATGTCTGTGCCCAGCCCGCCCAGACCCCCCAGCCCGCTGTCCGTAATAAACTTGTCCTTCTCACGTGCAAGTCTCTCCTCCTCCTGCAGCTGCAAGGATTTTACAGGGTCTGTGGTGACGAGCTGTTCGATAGCCCGCCCCTTACCTCTGAGGTTGGCCTTCGCCCCCTCCAACATTACCTTGCCAGCGCCCATCTGACTAACATCATACTCGCGCTGGATCTCACCCTTCCGCTTCTCCTCGTAGGCAGCACGTGCCTCGGGGCTATCGGCGGCGGCGCCTGTAAACACCCCACCGGCCTCCTCGCGCTGTTTAGTTAGGTACGCGATACTGGCAGCCTTTTTGGCTACAGGATCTCCAGATTCAGCCGCTGCACGCAGCTCTACCTCCAGCTCGTCCAGTGTTTTCGCGGGGGGCGCGGTGTATTTAGCCTCCAGCTCTGCACGGGAGGGCTTCGGTGCGCCGTATTTAGCCTCAAGCTCTGCGCGTGCGCCCATCGTCAATGATCCTCGTCCCAGGCCTGTTGTTCTTCGGGCGTCATGCGGTCGTAGTAAGCGGGGCGGGCAGGATACTCACCACCTCCGTCGCTCGGCGGTCCGTACTCCCCAGCCTCAGCCTTGCGGGTTATCTCCTCCAACTTGAGGAGATACCGTTCCATGGATGCGCGGCTATCACCTGCCTTCGGCTGCATACTCATTGCCAGCTTAATGTCGGTATTAGACGCTGGGTAGAGTTGTTTTACAGTCTCGAAAGACATCTCAGACCCCATTCTACGGAGGTCGGCAGACATCGGTGACTCCTCCCCCTGCGCGGCCTGCGCGATCAGTCGTTCCACCATACCCGCGTTCTCTGGAATATCTACAGCTGCGGGGACGCCCACGCGCTGCTTGGTGGAAAATAGCTGCTCGTTAGAGGCCGGGTCTTGTAGCATAGTGCGCAGCCTAGCCGCGAGGTCTTTCTGTTTCTGGAGCGTAGCCACAGGGTCAACCTTACCCCTGACGGCGCCGGTCGCAGCGCGAGATTTTTTCTGATCAAGGTACGCTGCTAATGCAGCTTTCTGCTCCGGTGTGCCATTCAGCGCAATGTCCAGCTCAGTAGGTGAGCGTGCCTCACGGGGTGCGCGAGTGGCGTTAGCCAGCCGAACACTGTCTTGGAAGTCCTGCTCTTTAGCGGCACGTGCGGCTGCAGCTGCGCCAGTAATCTGCTCCTCAGTGAATGTGCCCGGTTGAACCGCATTGACTGCACGCATCCCCTCGGGGTCACGGCCGTACTGGAGGATCTGGTTTTTACCCAGTTTCTCAGGTTGGAGCATTTTTAGTATGCCGGGATCTACTCCCACCTCAGTCAGTCCGACCATAGCGCGGGCGTCTAAGCCCTCTGGGGCGCCCATTACAGACTCCAGTGCGGCGCGGCGAGCATCCTCGGCCTTAGTATCTGCGTCCAACAGTGCGGTATCTTCCTGCTCGGCAAGCGCCTTATTTACAAGGTTGGCGCCTAGCCCACCCCAGTTCGTAGTAACAATGCCTGGGTGGCCGCCATACCCAGCAGTTTCAATAGTGCCGGGACTTTCACGATAATTCTTCAATCGGGTAGCCTGCCGCGCACGCAAGGCCGCAGCTAGGCGACTTGCTTGGCGGGCGGCACCAATATCCTCTGCAATAGCCATTTTAGCTCCGTATTAGTAGCGGTTAGGGCCAGTGGGCATCATTGGTGGTGCCTTGGGGTATGGTGCAGGAGGCCGCATTGCGCCTACTGGGGGCTGTGTAGGAGCAGGCTGTCCCCATACTGGGCCAGTAGCACCTAAGTTTTGGCCTGCAGCCTGTGCGTCACCGCCCCAAGCATCTCCTACAGGTGCAGTTTGTGCTCTCCCGGCTTGCCGCTGGGCGGCATACGGGTCAGTAGCAGGTTGGATAGCTGCTGCGCCTAATGCACGCGGTCCGCTATATGGACGCGGCATGGTATCCATAACTGGCATCTTTGGGCGTGGGCGACCTGGGCCATTGTTACCATGCGCTTGGGCGGTAGCTCGAAGTGCGTTGGCGTACATTTCTTGCGGGGTCATAGATACTCTCCTAATTAAGGTGTGTTCCACTGCTTATACGCAGCGGGTAGTGTAGTCGATAAGCCCTTGAATGCCTCGGACATTTGCGCGGCGCGTGCGTTATCTGCTGCCTGTGCGCGATCCTGTGAGCTGTTATATGCCCCTATAAGATCCGTAGACACTGCGCCACTAGCACGCCCAGCACCTGGTGTGTTAGGCTGTATGGACTGCCCGAACCCTTGAAACCCCATCGCACGGCTAAGTGGTCTTCCGTAGTCATCCAGCTGCTGCGCACGGTTCTGTGACTGCCCCGCGAGCTTGGCACCGTAATTCTGACGCTGATCCGCACTGGCGTTTAACCACGCATCCAGACTGGCCTTGGTACTAACATCGCCCTGGCTGTCCATCATATTTTTCATAGCGCGGTCGTAGGCCGGTGTGCCCGGTTGTAGCCCCTGCTGCCGCAGCTTAGTATTAAATTTTTCCATCTGGGCAGCTTGTTCTGTTGCCACCCCGAACATAGCACGTTCGCGGAACTTATCCGCATACGCCTGTGGGTCTTCCCACTGGATCTGGTCAGGCCCCTTAAACTCGCCCTGTGCAGCAGCCTTCTCAGTCCAGTCCTGCGCAGCTTTTATGGCAGCGTCCTGCGACGCCTCCATCTCAGGCGCCATAGTCTGTGTGACTTGGTACCGCCCAGCCGAACCCTTTACAGCGGGGCGTGCCTCACGTGCCTCCTCCACCAAAACCCCGTGCTTATTGTACTTGGCGGGGCGTGCCCTAACCGCAGGCTTGGCCTTAACAGGCTTGATCCACTTACGCTCCTCCCTGCCGGTATTACTTATCAGATCAGGGTTGTTATACCTGTTCTGCTCCATCATCGCCTCGCGGTCTAACTGGGCCTGCATCATTGCCGCCGCCGCATCCCCGCCGCCACTGCCGCCACTAGGCGATCGTGTTGCGCTATATGCCCCTACAAGTGCCGTACCGGCACCAATATATACACCTGTCATGCTGCTTCCACCTCAAGTAAAGTGAGTGAGAACTCTGGATTGTCGCGCACAAAATCAGAGTAGAAAATTTCAAATATCTCGGCCTCTACAGCCTCTATAGTCGTGCAGCTCGTGGGGTGGATGGTAGTCCAGTAAGTATCCTCCTCCACCCAAAGTACCCGTTTTGTACCCTTCTCAGACTCAAACGTCAATGGCGCTGTACTGGCATCGTATATAACCGACCCGAACTTCTCCGTGCGCACAATGCACCGCCCGCTGGAGATAATGTTCATGTGCGACTTTTTATGTATTTTACCAATAATGAAGGACTTGGCGGGGAGGAATATCTGCCGCACGTAGACGCCATTGCTAAAATGGTGTGACAGCACACAGCTGTCCATGAACTCGTCCTGCAGGTGCAGGGGGATCTCCGCGACCATAAGCGCCTGCAGCTGCTCGATCTTCTCGCGGAACTCGGCTCGCTGTGCGACCGTCTTGATCTCCACCAGCCCAGAGTCATGTAATTCTGTACCTAGTAGGGTCAACTCCGTACTCATATCGCCCCCCCAGCCTCAAAAACAGTCTCGTATGCTACAAAACTCGTAGGTGCTACCGTTGTCAGTTGCACTCGCACAGCTGCGCAGAATCCTAAGCCTATCACGCTAGTCCATGGGCGGTATATAGTCAGTTGATTCCCCCATACACCCTCATCCCACAGCGCAGAATCCCACTCCGAAGATCCTGTAGTCGGGGGCTGCGGGGTGTAAAACGTCGTAGTGTCGCGCAGCTGGAAGTCCAACGCCAACGTCGCACGTATAACAGGCTCCAGTGATGCCTGGACGATAGGGCGCAGCAGTTTATAATGCTTGAGAGTGGTCGGGTCGCCATAATAATTGAACGCTGTCAGGAAGCTGCTAATAATGGGGGTGCCCCCAGATCCGTCGTAATCTACATTATCACGCGCAGGGTTCTTAACATCGTGCGCGAATACAGCCCCTTCCGCAGTTCCGAAATACACCGTACCCCTATACACTCCGAAACACGTAGCGAGGAGTCCGTACTCCCCCCACGCGCCGGTCTGGATATTCATAACAAACTGCCGGGCGACATCCGAAGCAGTTTCCGGGATAGATACCACCAGCGCATTCAGCCCCGTCAAGGTATGGATCTCCCAGTTCGGGCTAAACGATGCACTCCGAACCAGTCGGGACAGCGTGGTGCTGATATTGCGCGACAACGTGTTCTCGTACAGCGACTCCGTAGCCGCACCGCTGACAACCTTGGAGATAGGCACCAGTCCCGCAGCAGTCAGTAGGATACAGTCCCCACCAAGATCTGCGTAGGAGATAGTGCCCACAGGTGCAGCCACAAAGTACGTACTGACAAGACTCCACGCAGTAGGATCTTCGGGGTCAGTACCTTGATAAATCGCAACGTCCCCAGCACTACTGCGCACCAGCATATTATCGTCCATACCGGCGCCAGAATCATACGACCAGGTGGCTAGTTCGTATAAGAAACCTCCGCGAGGCATGATCCCGTTAAAATGGAACGGGGTGAGCGTACCTCCAAGCGCGTCAGTGTCCAAAAACCACGCGGTCAGGGTGTCCGCCTCAATAAACCATAGCCGACCCTTGAAGACAATCGGGCGATCCAGAGAGCTGAGTGTGGTCGGCCCCCCCTCGACTACACCCGCACCACCACCAGTGCCAGAGGTGAACGAAGTCCACGTAGTGCCGTTATAGAGTGCAGGAGCATCCCGACCATTCGCCAGCACCAGATATTGCCCGCTGGGGAGGGAATACTGTGTAGTGGTTACTGCCCCATCAGTCAGTGGGTGAACTAGCAGCGCAGGGTTGATCGAGGTATCGTTACTAATGTCGTAAATCCCGCTATTGGTGGCTGCAAAAAACTGTTGTGACCCGTCAATGGCGTTGTATGTAAACAGTCGATCCACGTACTCAGGCAGCCCCTCCACCCACTTGCGGGTGCCTGCGCGGGTCTGCATTGATGAGTTCGCGGGGTAGAAATTGTGCATGGAGATTGCATACCCCTCCCGCATGGTGGGAAGGGGGTCAATGTCATTGATGCCCAGTATAGGCGCACCTGTACTGGTGATATTAGAGACACGCTGCTGCGCAGTGCCGCGTTGGGGCGTCATTGATTCCAGTTTCCATCCAATATATTGCCCCACCCGATCAGGGTGTTGCCACAGCCACTCGCCAAGTTAAGCACCGGGGCGCCCTGCCCCACAGCCTTCTCATTGGAGAGCATGAAGTCAAACTCACGCTGCAACACCGTGGTGTCAAAACCTTTAGCCGCCCAGAACTTGAGTTTAAGCCCCGTAACCATCAGGCGCTCGTCGAATAAGATCCCGTCGTCAAAATTGACAACCTTATCCCTAGCCTCATAGATATTAGAATGCTCAAGCACCCAGTTTTTAGAGATGTAATAGAGCGCGAACTCCTCCCCTGCACCTGGCACCGGGAACACATGGTACGTACCGTTCAAGATCCGATACTGGAATAACATCCCCGCAGAGACAATGCCGTACTTATTCCACGCCCATTGCTGGGGTGTGACCGGCCCCAACAATGGCCTGTTGTCTGAGGTTGCCCACTGAGTCTGATTCACCTGACGCCCGAAGTCATCGGGCACAGGGAATTCTTCTTTCACCCCATCCCCAGTGAACGTCATTGTCCTCTCTAATAGCTGCCAGTCGTGGGCGCGGATTAGCTCCTGCCCCAGCGCATTGAGCAGCCCTAGCATCTGGTATCCAGTCTGATCAGCAGCTGCTGCCTGTAGGCTAACAGTACCCATTCCCAGCTCTTGCAGCGCACTATTTACAATGCTTTGAGCTGTTACGTATGTTGTCATCCCAGTCTCCTAAAATCCAACCTCGGGGGTGCAACCACAAGGTTGGTGGGGCAAATACCCCCTAACCAGCCTTTTTAACTGTCTTGGCTTCCACAGCAGGAGCAGCCATTCTGGCCTCCAGTGCTGCCAGGCGTGATTTTAAATCTTCGTTCTCAGCGTGTAGCGCCGTGAAAGGCGCGGCATCTTGCGCACGTTGCGCCCACTCCCCAGCCTTGCGTTTTAGTTCATACAGGCCTGGCCCGCGAGAACACGCCTGATCACTCAAATCTGCCAGCTGCTCCAGCGTGCGTACCTTAATGTATGCCAACTCCTCGCGCACCGATGCGGTCAGCCACGGGATCTCAGTCAGTGGCGTGCCGACTAACTGCTCTATATCGCCCTCACGGAATTTGGCATACGCCTCCCTAAACCGCGCTTTATCTTGTGGGCGCACGGGTCTACGGACGATATTGGTGGAATTACCTGCAGCGATAATCTCTACGAAGGCGACATCTACGTACTTTGGGATGCCTGCAGTGTCGGTAGCTGCTTGGTCTAGCTCAGGGCGATAGTAAAAGCGTGCGTACACACCTTTCGCATCGGCCACGTTTACAAAATCATCTGGATTTATGTCGGATACTTCTCTCATGGTTGCACCTATTTAGTTGAAGTTTCACCGCTGTTATTTTTATCGCCTGAGGGTGCGGTGGTATCTATTCTAACCTCAGACGTACATTGAAACAGACAAATTGGCATCTGATCAGATGTTAGTAATGCTGGAGTCTTCTTGTTGTTGGCACAGCCGGACACTAGGAAAATAATCCAGAACGCCAGTGTAGCCACAGCACAGAATAATACCAGCTCCACCCTGTACCACTTCTTGCTCATAGTGCCGTAATCCCGTTAATTTCACTCTGCGTCTTGGCTACCGTGTAAATGCCAGCGCGGAAGATGAAGCCGTTGAATTGCCCCGCCCCACCAGAAGCGCATCCAATGTTGTACGTCGTAATACCAGTAGGTATACTCCCAGACACATCAGCAGCTCCAGCAGCCCCATCCTGTGCAATCAAAAAACTATTAGCTGCACAGGAATAGGCATTTTTATGGCGGGCAATTATAGCGGGGGAAAACCCAGCGCCAGCCTGGCCCAGCCCACCGGGATTAACAGTCGTGTTCAGTGAGTTTGGCTTTGTAACCATAATGGCAGGGGTGTAGGTTGTACCGCTCGATAAAGCATTAAGGGTTCTATTGGCTGCGAAGGGGATGTCCTCGCGCCCATCAGCAAACAACGTATACTCAGCGGCCCTACATACGGGGGTGTTTGTTATAGGCACACGC